GACTTCAATTCTTTTTTGGTTTTCTTGGCAACTTCATAGTTCTCAATAAACTCGGCAATATTGTCGTACAGTTCAAACTGTTTGCTTGTACCATCTTCAAACTCCATATTTTCAAATTCATCCAGAATACCAATTTGTTCGGTCGACTTGTACTTCACATACAGTTGTTTCTTTTCCTTTTGGATCCTTCTCAGAAACGCATAGTAAATGATTTGAGTAAAGTAAGCAAACGGGTTTTTGGATTTATTCGGATCAAAGTTCTCAAAATACATCAGGCAGTTTTCAATGCCATCCGAAATCATTTCATCTCGGTAAGTATAGTTGATGAAGTTTGGTTTGTGTGACAGACCTTCAGCAATTTTCATCCAACATTCACCAATGTAATTTGGTATGTTGGGTTTTGATTTGCCGTTCTTCTCGGCTTCCACACACAATTCCTTGTATGCAATCAGTGCTTTTAGGAAATCTTCATTATTGATGTAGTGTTTCTGTTTGTTCATTCAAGTATACCATAAAAAGTTGTTGACAAAGGGCTTGACATGTGATACATTTCACGGTGTAGCCCCGATGATATTAATGTAATAAATTACCTTTAATTGATTCCATTTCTTTTAAGACTTCCATCATATTAAGATCCTCTTCTTTTACTTTGGATCTATTTCTTAGAATTTCTGCCATCTTAACCACAGTATTCAGATAGTATTCTGTAAATTCATCGGTTGGTTCAAAAACACAAAGAACATCTTCATTGTTAATTGCTACTGAATCACTTTTCATAATGTCTACAGGTAACCAATGTTGTAAAAGCAAGTTTGAATTCCTAACCTCAAACATCATAGGGTTAGTAATTTTAATTTGGAATGAATCGAGTTCTTCCATAACGCAAATAACATCAGTACCATCTTTAAATCTGACAATGTGAATGTTATTTTCCATCTTTTAATCCTATGTTATAAAGTTTGAAAGAGAACTTCTCTTCATTATATATTTTCACTCTTTCCACGAAATGTTGCAGTGTAAAGTTCATTTTCTTTTTGTGTCTGAGGTCGTCTGCAATATCATAGAGCGTTGCCATTTCTTTTCCCTCCGACTGTCTAAGAGATCGTCCAATCGACTGAAGATTTCGAACTCTTGACTTTGACGGAGATGCGAATATAATATTATGCAAATTCCTAATGTTAATTCCAGTAGAAAAAGTCCCAAAAGAAGCCACAACAATAGCATCATTCTCTGTCTCCATAATCTTACGAATATTCTCTCTGTCTTCCGTTTCTACTCCGCCATGTACAAAAAATACATTGCGACCGTTTGCTTTTTCTTTAATTATATTATACAATATTTTACCATGTTTTTCAACCATTTGGTAAAGCACTAGGGTATTTTTATCTAAACTGATGCAAAGATTTCTGATGAATCTGTTTCTGTTTTCGGATGTAATAAGGTATTCTATTTCTTCTTGATACGTATCGTCTTTATGTTTTTCACATACCTCTGGTGAATGTTTGAGTACCAGACATTTGATGTTGAACGGTGATAATTGTTTTTTGTCGATCAACTCTTTTGTTGTGATTACCTTCTCTACAGTTCCAAACAAACCTTCTAGAACCAGTTTGTGTGTCTTTGTGCCGTCTAATGTACCAGTTAATCCAATACGATACTTTGTTTTGTTTGCAGCAGTCATAATTGTTGTGAGTGACTGTGCCTTGAATAGGTGTGCTTCATCTCCAATTATGTAATCAAACTGTTCAAAGTATTGTTTTGGTAATTGATACAGTGACTGCCATGTAGAGATAGTCAGATTCTTGTTTGTGTGTTTGTCTTTGCCTTGATAAATTCTGTGTACGTTTTCTTCTACATTGAAACCGTTGTGTGAAGAATAGTCTTCAAAATCTGAATACAACTGTTCAACAAGAGAAGTTGTTGGAACAATAATCAATCCTTTTAGATTCTGATAATCTAGTAACTGTCTAAACAACAAATAAATGATCAGTGATTTACCAGAAGCTGTAGGTGAAAGCAACAGTGCCCTACGATTTTGTATTGCATGTATGAATGCTTTTCTCTGATGTTCTCTTACATCGATTGGTTTGCCTTGTGAATGTAGACTCAGAGTTTTTACGAATTTATCGAAATGATAAATTGAATATTCGTCCTGAGTTTCTTCTATCGAGTAGGTGTAATTACGTTCTTCACAGAACTCTTTTAGATAAGGTAAAAGACCCAAATAGATTTGTTGTGTCGTTAAGTTGAACAGACGAATCTTACCGTCCCAGATTCGATTCCGATAGGCTGGAACGAATTGATAACCAGGCACAAAGAATGTGAAGTACTCTGACAGTTCCATCGCAAGGTGGCGTTCACAAATCACCTTGGCATATACTTCATTTACTTTGTTTACTGAAATGTCTGTGTTCAATTTCTTCAACCACCAATGTTAAAATGGGCCTGTATTGTTGATCGACCCAATGTTTAGCTGCCCATTCCAAATATTCGTATGGAATATCTTTAAAGAAATAACCTTTGTATTTACCAAAAGGCATTTTTGTGTTTTGTCTGTCTTTATGATTTCTACGTATTTTACGTTGCCGATTTTTGATTGTCTTACTGTCCATTTACGAATTTCTCCCACGAAATGAAATCACGTAATTGCCATGTTCTTTGTTTTAGTTCATTCATAATTGATTCAATGACTGACACAGTTTCATCATGGTATACTTTCTTTTCAAGTAACTTAATCAAGTCTTTGTCTGCTTCTAGATATGTAGAGATATCCGATTTGAGTGCAAACTGGAAAGGTTCCCAACCATATTCTTCCAGTTCTTCTTGGGACAATTTACCAGTAAAGTATTCCCATTTAATTTTACGCATACGAAGATAATCGAAATGTGCCTTTTTCGATGCAATCTTGTGTTTGGTTAGAAATCCAAGATATTTGCTGTGCAGTGTTGGTATCTTGATAAGTTCTTTGCTGGGTTCCGTTTGGTCTATGACTGCATCGGTTTCCCACATCTTCAATATGTTTTCAATCGTTTCCATAATATTTAACCTATAAATCAATTAAAATTTTCACATTCTTGTATAATTTTTTTTATATCATCTTCGTTTATATTAAACCATTCACCTTTTACTTTTTTATCAATATACTTATGGTGCAAATATTTTTCAAATTTTAATACATCTTTTAACAAAGGAGATGTATAATAAATTTGGATATCCATCCAATGTGATGTTTGTATTGCACTTAATCTTCTAGAAACATCTTTACCAACTGTAATGCCTATTTTATAGGGAAAATATATATTATTTTTTGGACCCATAATGTATAAGGTTCCAGTTTTTTTAATATCAATTGATTTTTTACTTCTGACAGATAATCTTTTTTCTTTTATCTTTTTTGTATAATTTAATTGATAAACTTTAGCGCAATCAATACATTTGCCTATCGCATTTAAATTTTCATTTTTTGATGCTCTTTCAATTTGATTGATGTAAAAATTTTCGGTTGTTGCTAACTTTGGTTTTTTGCAATTGGTACATGTATATAATTTCATTGTCTTATTCTCAAAAGTGATTGGAATTGTTCCAAAACATTATAAAGGTTTTCAGTTAAATTGTCAAGTACTTATATGATTGATACCTAAAAGTTGCATTGCATGTAACCACGGTGTCGGCTGATAGTCTGGTATCAAAATCAATACTCGACATGGTTAATGGAAAGACATTTGTAAAATCAATTCTTAAAATTGGATTATTCAAAGCACTCAGAATAGTTAATGTTGCATCAGAAAAATATTTTTGTTGTTGAAGTTCACGATTTGCTGTTCTTCCACCAAAACCATCCGGATCAGCAATTGAAATAAACCAATCATACAAATTTTTCCAAGACTGCAATTCTTCATCTATTATGAAAGAAATGTCCAATGGTTCGTATGTCAGTTTTGTACCAGGAGAATACATGTCCAAAAACGGTGTAACTCTGTCTACTTCACCCAAAGAAATACTTGGTATGTTAACTGATTGGCAAAAATATTGTGTTGTGCCAATTCTACTGAACGTCAACAAAAACTTTGTTGGTTGTAATAGATTTGTATTTTCTGGATTTCTGTTCAGTGCGCTCATTTGAATCTCCTTGTAGGTATTTAGGAGCCATAAAAAAAGGGACCCGAAGGTCCCTTTTAAAGTGTCACTCTTAACGGTGACTTACCGATTACATCAGGTTCTTAACTTGGAAGATTCTGTAGTAAACGTTGCTACGTGCGTTCAGAGCACCGTTGCCAGTTGTCAGACCTGTTGCGAATGGGTTTGCAACCATGCCGTAACGTGTCTTGAATCCAATCTTTGGTTGGAATGTGTACTGGTCAACTGCACGAACCATTTGCAGAGGAACGTATGGGCAGTAGAACAAGCCTGCGTCAT